GATTAGTGTTGTCTGCTTGTGTATTAATCTTTAGAACTTTGATTTGATCGTTTAGTGTTAGCCCTGACTTGGTATCATAGACTTTTACACGCTCATCAAAGTAGAAGCGTGTTTCGTATTTGCTTTCAAATGTATAACGTATGCCGCGATAGTTTACTTTGTAATCTAATCCATTAAATGTAACACGAATTAACCAGCTAGCATCTAAGCCTAGTCCGTTACTATCACCAGCATAGTCTAAACTAAAATCATATGGATCTAGGTTAGTGTTTAAATCTTCTTGTGCCACAAAATTCCAAGTTTGATCCACTGGAGAATATCTTAAACCAAAACTCTTATAAGTTCTAATATAAGATGCCATTACGTCAACCATTGAATCAGTTAAGTTGTTAATGAATGTAGGAATGATTTCTTCAATCAGTGCACCATCTGGTAGCACTTGACTCATTGTTATAGTTGTTCCGTTGATATTCATTACGCCAGCATAGATGTATTGACGATCACCATCTAGTGTTGGTGTACCTGTCATTATACGTCCTTGGCTATCAAAATACTTGCCTGAACCTGCTCCGAACTTAACAATAGCACCGTTGACAATATACTTCAAATTGTTTGTAGCATCTGAACCAACAAACAAAGGTGTTGTGCCGTCTGTGGAGAAGTAACCAATACTGCCTGTGCTGCTGGCATCATTAGTGGTCCAGATAATGCCTGGCAAGTTATAGCGTGGATACTTTGCATAATAGATATGCTGCATCTCTTTATAACTCATGATAGGAATAATTTGATTGTAAATTACGCCCAGGATTTCTGATGTACTAGTCCACTGGAATGGGAAGCTGCCAATAAAATCTTCTTTGTATAGCCAACCGTCTTGTGCAAATACATTGGTGCTAGAGTACTTGCCAGTAACGTCAATAACGTCAAGGTAACGACTTGTGCCTGAACTAGAACGGTTAACTGATTTAACTTTTAGTATTGATGGAAACTGTACATAAGGAAATAAGTTATAGTCCTCACCAGTAATCATACGATTCTGTGTATAAAAACTTTGAGGAGCTTTTGTACGAATTTCTTCCAGTGTTTCTTTGCCTGAACTATTAGCAATAGTGTATTGTAGGCTAGCACGAACTGTTAAAGTTTCTGTACGTCCATTACGACTTTGATAAGTCATCGGGATAACAATACTTTGCATTTCGTCTGGAGTAATCTTATAGTTTAAGCCATTGCTTTGTCTATAATATATTCTAAAATTACCTTGTGGTATGTTAGTAAATGCGCCATCACCAAAGACTAAGTCAATTTGGTCATTAGCACGAGTAGCAACTTGATACAAGTCACGATCCGCTATGTCGTTGTACAATACGTTTACACCAGCAACCGCAGGAACTTGCATCCATTCTGCTGTTTCTGCACCAGCACTGTTTAGTTTATATAACCAAACATCATTGTTATTAATGTTGTCAAAGTTAATGTTGACCACACGATTAGGCAAGCTATCAGTTACTGAAAAGTCTTGAGTGCCTAGACTTCCTTGCTTGAAGTAAACAAAGAATCCGGTGTTACGACTGCTGTTACCTAGGTTATCGTTTCTATATAGAATGTTAAAAAATCCAGCTTGTGTTGGAGTTTTTTCATAGATATATGTTTTGTTAGCACTGGTAGCACTAACAGCTTCAAAATTCATTTTGCCGCCATCAACTGTGGAACTAAATCTAAAAATTGGACTTACACCGTTGATTAAACGGACTGCATATTCGTCTGTTTGTATGCCGTTGATTACTTGGCTGTTACCAGGTTTACCAATAACTTGACTACCAATTAAAGCAGCATCTAATATAGCTGTGAACTGCTCTTGCCACATGTCATTAGCACTGTCATTCCAACTAATTACTAGATTATTTAGGTTCAGTCCGTTGCTGTCTGTTATTGCTTCTGTAGTAGTTACGCTGTCAATTTTTAAATAGCCAGCAGCAGCAATATTACGCTTAGGATTATAGCTGATTAAGCGGGCTAGTTTTAGGATACTGTCGCGACGTTCTGCTGTATCAATGAACGTTTCACGGGCGTTAATATCTGTACGGAAAGCAAGACTTTGACCCAAAAATGCTATCAAGTCAATTAGGGCAATGTACTCTGAACTTTCAATAAAGTCGTTAAAATCTTCTGGATAGTAAGCTCTAATATAATCAATCATTCCCTTACGTAGGGTGTTGAAATCGTAGCTCTGAAAATCAGCATCGCGGAACGTTTGATATAGCGTTTTCCAGTCCTGCTGTGCCAACAAACTTGTTTGACGTGTAGTTATTGCCATGTGTTTTTACCTTATATCTAGTATTTATTTAGATTAAAATATGGGTAGTTTATTAGCTGCGTGTAAGTTTTTGCGATGCATTGTCAAAACTAAGTCTTAGTGTATCAGACTTGTTTGTTGGAAGATATTCCATTTCAATATCTAACTGCACTCCGTGATCAAACTGCGTTACAATAACACTACTAACTTTAGTTCTAGGATCGTATCCGACTACTTTTTTAACATCTGCTTCTATCATGCTTTTAGTTTGTTCGTCCATGGGTTCAAACATCATACTCCAGATTTGACTACCAAAACCAGGTTGCATGAGCTTTTCGCCCTTGCGTATGTTAAAATGATTAAAAAGATTCTGTTTGACTAGCTCAAGGTCAGTCATCTTGAATTTTTTAAACTTATCTATGGTACTAAAGCCTCTATAATTTGACATATTGTATATTTAACCTTATTGTTTAGCGTGGTCGTTGCATGTGCGGTGGATCGTTGTTAACTGCTTGCAAGCCATACTTTTCAAACAGACCCAATGCTTTCATCTTCTCAACTTGATTACTTGGACTGTCCATAGCTGCACCGCTACCGTGTCTACCAACTATTTGCACTGGTTTACTTAGACTACCATATATGGTATTAACTGTTGGTCGTTTATTGTAATCGCCACCAGCATCTTTCCATGCTTGATACAGTTTAGTTTGATCATCTTGATTACGTAAGGCACTGTTAACATGTAGCTTCTGTCCTGTCTTTGCTTTAAACTCTCTAGCTGCGCCTAGTACCATGGCTTTAAACTCTCCAGTCATTGCCAAGAACTTTTCTTTAGTACCAGTACCAGTGTTTTGTCCCTTAACATAAGGAGTAAACTCTAATACATCATCAGGATTAATATTGGCTGCTGCTGCTTCTTGTGCTGCAGGTGTCAATCCTGTCTTATCAACTCTTGTTGTTGCTGTACCTGTTGCAGTATTACCACCGTTAGCTAATACGTCAATAGCATATCGTCCACGATTATAGTAGGCTGCTGCGGATACTGCTCTGCTATCACCTGTTGCTGTTAGACGCCACTGTCTTGCGCCGCCTGGGCCTAATAACAATGATACTGCCAGCATACCAGCTACAGTACATAAGTCATCGTTAGGGTCAATACCGTATTTGTCATTGCTCTTTTTAGACAATGTGTCAAAGTTTTGTTTAAGCAAAGCATACATGGCTTTTTCTTGTGTACCTTTAGCACCAAGAAACGCTTCAGCATTGGTTATTTTATCTGTACCATACCAAGCATCTGGATAACGTACCGCGTCTGTATTATACTGTGTCACGTATTCTGCTTTTATATACTTCAAGTCTAAGAATGCATACGCACCTAGTTGATATCTACCCAAATACGAATTAGTAGAATCTACCTGTTCATAGTTAAAGTTACTTTCAGCATACGCAAGTTCAGCCATTAAACACTTAACTTGGAATTGACTTAAAGGTCCAATACCTCCTGATGGGTTAGGAACATCTTCTTTGTTTAATAGTTCTTTTGGCATTGCTTTTGATACTGGCTGTGTTGCAGCTAGCTTAGGTCCTGGATCTGCTTCTGCTGCTGATTCACGCATAACGTTACCGTTACTGTCAGTAATAGGCTTGCCCTGTGGATCTTTCTTTACAGCACCCTTAGGTTCGCAAATACTTGGACTAATAATCTTTTCAGGTGCGCCACCTATTGTTATATCTTGTGCACCGTTACCGTTACCAAATCCGTCTGGTGGTGCGCCTGTTAGTCTGTTAACACCTGTTTCACGTTTCCATGGTTCGTGTGTTGGTACAATAGAACATAGGCTGTCTAAGGACCTAGGTACACTTTGCCAAGGACCTGCTGGGTCACCTCTGCTGGCATCGCTATGTACCATAGTAGGTAGTTTAGCGGGTGCAGCCACAGTTGCACCTCCGCCACTGTTCAACAATACTTGTGAGCCTACACAGGCAAGTGCTCCGCCTGCTTGGAAATTACCTGCTGCTTCAGCATATATGTTTACGTCTGCTTCGCTGCCAATGTTCATACCCGATGCATACAAAGTCATCTTGTTCAATGCTCTGCCTTTGATTGCATTACTTTCAAAGTTAAACTCGTTAACACCAGTTATGTTTAGTTTCTCTTTAGCAGTGATGTTAATGTTCTTATCACTGTGTAAGTTAATATCGCCTTCAGATCTAAAGTTCATACCGCCTGAAGAAAATACATGCATCTGCCCATTGTCAGCAAACTCTAACCACACAGAACCAGAAGCATTAGCAATATACATCACACGCTTTTGATCATTCATTAGGATTTGATGCCCACCTGCGCTACGCAATCTAACTAGATTATCTGTACCGTCTAGGTCGCCATCGTCCATGACAAACTGATGTCCGCCTTTACGTGGTCCTGTAGAATACTTATTATAAAGTTCTTCTGTTAGTGAATCAGTTTCTAAGGCCTGTTGATATTCGTCGCTGCTTGCTGGGTCATTGACAAATCTACCTGTAGTGCTAATACCAAATACTGTGCTAGGGCTTTCACGTTGACTACTGGATGTAACCGCACCACGTGTGCGATCCTTGTCAAGTCCTTGATCCAATAACTGCCTAAACTGTTCTTCGTGTACAGGCTTTTTATTATTATAAAAATTAGAGCTTACTTGTCCTTTTTCGTTCTCATTAAATTCAACTACAGGAACTCCGCTGTTATTAGCATCAATATATTTCTTTACACCACTGTCTGCTGTGTCTGTTGATATCTGATTACCTGCAGCTATACCTGGC